CTTCAAGCCCAACATCCGAGTTACCATAACCACTACGAGTCGTTTGCGTTGCAGAGAAGATCGGTACTTCGAACTCGACCGCAAGGCCACGTAGCTCTTCAGCAATTGCTTTAATGTAAGTGTATGAATTGATAGATCCTCCCATAGCTTTCATTCTTGATGAAGCACAGATGTTGAGATAGTCAATAAAAATAATATCAGGTATGAATTGCTTTTTAAGTTTTAGCTCGTTAAGCAAAGCACGAAAATGACCAGAGTGTGCAGAGCCAGTAGGATATTCTTTTACAATAAGTCTGCCGGTCGTCTTACGAGCAAGATCGGCAACCTTTGTTGTGAACATATCCTTTGACATTGTTTCAAGCTGGTCAATTGGAACGTTAAGTAGATTGGCATCAATACGTTCAGCAATTCTTTCTTCTGCCATTTCCATTGTAATATAGAGGACATTCTTTCCTTCTACCAGAGCTGAAGCACCAACATGACACATAAACAGAGATTTACCAACGCCAGTACCAGCGAGAGCGATATTAAGAGTCTTTGTCGGGACTCCACCCTTTGTGATCTTGTTAAAGTATTCGAGATCGAATGGAATGCGATCCTCTTCTGTGTGGTAGAATTCATAACGTTCCTCTACGTTTTCGATATAATCATGACCAACGTTGGTATCAAACGCAACTCCCAGAGCTTTAGTCAATAGCTCCGGAAGTGCATTCTTTGTCAACGTGTCATGCTTGCCGTCAATAATCGTAATCGATTCCATGACCGCGTTGTAGATAGCACGATCTTGGCACCACTTCTCAGTGTTCTCAAGTAACCAAGATTCGTCTACCTCATCTCCGTCAAACAGTGTACTAGCAATATCAACTGCTGTAGTAAACTGTTCACTACTGAGATTCGAGTGTTCATTCAATTCTACGAGGAATGCTTCGCGAGCTGGCAGTGAATTATATTTTGCAACGTATTTACCAGCTTCTTTGAAGAGTGTACGATAGGGACCTTCAAAGTATTCTGGTTTTATGAAAGGCAAAACCTTTCGCATATATTTTTCATCTGTAAGAAGTTTTCGTAGAATTGTTTGCTCAATTCTTAAATTCATGTAATAGTCTCTCCAGTTTCTCTATCCGTTGCTTGTACAAAACCTTCTTCTAGTCCAACACTAATGACTGAAGATAATATATCTCCAACATGTTGTTGCAACTCTACATCTTGTACTGAGAGATCTTTGTCCGGCGATTCTACAATTTGAAAATCATAAGTGATAGCTTCTTGTTTATCATCATATGCAACTTCTCCAAAGACAATTATTGTCTCTGGATATTTGTTTTCAAGTCTGATTGCCCATGCATCTGGATGTTCATCATGGTGAATAAACGTATAGTCTTTATTCTCTTGCATCTTCAATATCCTCCAGTGAAGCGTTTCCACCGATCTGATATGCTTGCTTGAGAAAATCGCTAAAGTCTGTTTCAGCAAAGATTGGCTTCCAGAAATCTTCTTCTAGTGTTGCGGCTTCTCGTACTTTCGACTCGAGTAGTTCGCCAGTCTCACGGTCAACCCGCGAATACCAACCATTAGATGGCTTAGCGACATATTGACCTTGCAAAGCAATATCAAGCAGGCCTGAATACTTTTGTACTCCACCTTCCCAAGAAACCGAGATAGGAATTTTGGACTTTTCTTTAACATAGCGTGATTTCTCCACATTAATCACGAAATCGTAGCCTGTTACTTCAGTACCTTTTTTGTTCTGCCTACGACCTAGAATCCAGATATTGTCGGCTGAGTAATAGATACCAGTACCACCGGAAACAATTGCTTTAGGGAACAAACCAATTTCTTGATATGTATGATTGACAGCAATCAATGGAATGTTTTTCATATTAAGGTACGGTGTACACATACGGAACAAACCCTTGAGAGCTTTAGCTCGTGACATGTCGGCAACAGACTTTTCATTAATGGCATCTTCCAATTCTTTCTTCGATGCTAGGTTACCGACTGAGTCAATTACAATAACGACTTTATCATCACGATCCAGACCTTCCATCTGGCCAATGATGTCAAACTTGAGTTCTTCTACGTTTGTAATCGGAGTATGTAGTACACGATCAGTGTCAATTTCAAATTGCTTGAAATAACTTTGAGGCGAGCCAAACTCTGAATCATAGAAGAGAAGGACAGCATCAGGATATTTTTTCAAATAAGCTGAGGCCATGATAAGACCAAATGATGTCTTAAAGTGTTTGGATGGACCGGCTAGCACAGTGAGACCCGGTGCTAAACCTCCATCTACAGAACCAGATAGTGCTACGTTGATCATAGGCACATCGGTTTGAATCATATCTTTTTCTGTAAAAAATTTAGACTCAGAAAGAACTGAAGTTTCTTTAACTTTACTATTCTTTTTGAGCTTATCCATAATTGACGGCATTATATACTCCTTTGATTATGATACTATTATACCATAAATGCATCCAAATGTACACTATCTTTTTTATAAGACAGTGTCCTAGTTTTATTATCTTGTACGAGAAAATTTGTATCAATCATCGAGTTATCTAAGTAACCATTGACAAACTTATAAACATGATTAGCCATGTCTTCTGCAGTAGTAACAGGAACGTTTTGACAAATGTGGTTGATGTTTCGCACTCCACCCTGAAGAATAAAATCTTCAGGTAGTTTCATGATTGATAGGCATTCGCGAATTGTCAGATATCTGTCTTCATCAGGGTGTGTAAGTGTAAGAGGATATGCTCCTACAAATGCTCCAATGTAATTCTTTGGAATGTTTACACCACGCCTCATAATATTGCCACCATTCTTTAATTTGGTGTACATGTCTAAACAACGCGTTGCTTGCTTTTCAAATCCATTCTTTGACATCCACTTCGAAACACGATCATACGTAACACCACTATCTTCAATGTAGTGTTTTACATCATAGCTCTTTTCAACTTTATCTTGAAATTGGCTGTGAGTAATTCCGCCTTCGATTTCTTCGAGAACATATCGGTAGTATGGATCTTCGGATGGAACACTTGAGTTTGCAAGAACTGACATTGGATCCTTAGGATCTCGTTTCACGGAACGAATCGTGTCTTCAATCTTTTCGTGTTCTCTTTTTATATATTCAAAGACAGGTACTTTTTTGCCTTTCCAGAAAAAATAAAAAGTACGATCTCTTACTTGTGCCAATCCATGAAGGATGCTTTTTGTTTTATAAATTGTAAAGCTGTATCCGTATTCGTCAGCAATTCTTCGAAGATCTTCGACAATAGGTTCTCCCATCTTCGAAGCGAGTCTTGGTGCGTTTTCGCCCCAGAATACTTGAGGTTTGAGTGTACCCAAGACATGCCGAGCAGAGGTACGCATCCAATCATTAGCAGCAGCGTCGCTGCTACTTGTAACGCTAAGACTAGAAAGGCCAGCACAAGGGCAAATGGTGTTGACAACATCAACAGAAGGTACATCAGGTACCCCATCGTCTCCAATAACATGGTAAGGAACTTCGTTTTTATAGTGTTCCAATAAATGTGTATCATTAGCTTCAAACCCTGGGTATGAGAGAATGTACTCAGGACGTTTCCCGAATACATTCTGCATGGCGATTGTTTCACCGCCGATAAGTGGTACTATACTTGCATAATTAGGCATAACTTACTTTCTGTTCTTTTTCACGGTCATCCAATTCATATTCTTTTCTGTATATATTATTGGCTTTAATGACATCGTCGAGAACAGAGAACTCACCACGTGCATATGTAGAGAATGCGTTAGTGTCCTTAGGGAAGCAAGCTCCACCAAAGCCTTTCTTTCCGTCAGGCCCTGGAACTTGTGTATGGCTATGTCCAATGCGTGGATCAGATCCAATAGCATTAACAATCACGTTATACTTTGAATCAGTATCATCAATCAGATCTTTAAATTGATTGAACCACAAAACCTTTGTGGCAAGGAAACAATTGATTCCGTACTTGACAAAACTAGCCTCCATTGCAGTCATATGAATAACTGGACATGGCTTACACTGGCTATGCTTTTCATAAAGATCTTGTACACGACGAGTTACCATCGCGTTTCCTCCAAAGATATGCATAGGTGGATTAACAAAATCTTCTAAGTGATTTGCTTCGGTTAGAAATTCAGGATTGTAAACTACATCTGAATTTTTACTTAGTCTGTCGACTACATCGGGTGTAACGGTTGACTTAATGATAATAGGACAGGTGAAAGCTGATAGCTGCTCTACGACATCTTCTACAATAGAAGAATCAATACTTCCGTCTGGACCAAATGGTGTAGGTACACAGACAAATGCTGCGTCCAGTCTAAACTTACCTTTTATATTATCGAGTGTTGTGTTATAGATCGGATCAATGATATGCTTATCAACCTGTGAAGTGGAAAAGCCGTGATCAACAGCTTTCCCTACATATCCATGTCCTACGATTGCGATATTAATTGACATTGTAATACTCCTTGTACCAAGAAACAAATTCTCTTACACCTTCAGAAACGGGTGTTGTTGGCTTATATCCTAAAGCTTCAAGCTTTGTTGTATCCGCCCATGTTTCTGGCGTATCAGCTGGATGAGCAGGCACCATATCGTATCTACCTTTACGGTCGAGATTCTTTTCAATCTCATGTACGAAATCCATAAGCTGGACTTGTTCGCCATAACCTATGTTATAGATTTCATGACATACACCATCACTTGTTTTAGCTGGCTTAAGGATGTCATCGGTGACAATCACAACACCTTGTACAATATCATCAACGTAAGTAAAGTCACGTTTCATATCGCCAAAGTTGTAGATTGTAAGTGCGTTATCTTCAAGGATAGCATCTGTAAACTTAAATAGCGCCATGTCCGGCCGGCCGTACGGACCATAGACAGTAAAGAAACGAAGACCGGTGGATCTTGTAAGTTTTGAATGCATAAACTGACATTCATTCGATCGCTTTGACCAGCCATAAGCATTGTTCTGGTGAGCAGGTCGATCATGCTCATTCCATGGAAGTGGCTGGCCATGCATAACACATGAGCTTGAAGCATAGACTACTGGTGTGTCATACTGCTCAGCAACTTCTAGGATTCTTTGAGTACCAGTGATATTAGTATCAATGTAATGCTGTGGCTCTTCAAACGAATGACGAGGATTAGCATATGCTGCAAGGTGTAATACTACATCTGCATTCTTAATTAATTCTTCATACGAGTCTGGCTCTTGAATATCAGTGTGTGCTATCTCAATCCCAAAGCCATTTAGTATAGCTTCACGTGTATACTTTAGTCTAACGTCGTAATAGTCATTGAAGTTATCAAGACCTGTTACTTTCCACCCTAGTTCATGAAACTTTTTGGCTGAGTGAAAGCCAATCATGCCGGCCATGCCGGTAATAAAAATCGTCTTCATTAGAAAAACTCCTCGAGTCCTTGTGGTTGGTGTTCATCGGTAGTGGCTAGTTCAATAATTTCATTGACAACATCTGCTCCGTCAGAATGCTGCTTCCAAAATTCAAACGCCATTTCCCGCCATTCATCTCTCATCGATGGTGAAGATCTTAAATTGATCATAAGATCTCGACACTGTTGAAAATTAGTGTAGTCGAGACCAATCGTACCAGTGTCTTTACATAGGCTCACCGGTTTGTCCTGTACTTTATGTATGACATTATCACAGAAGTGTTTATGGAAAATAGGAATAGAACCACATGCAATAATTTCTGCATGACAGTTCTCAATATTGTTTCCATAGGTTTCTGCTTTAAGGTGATACAAGTCTGCACCAAAACCTGACTTAGCTAAACGTTGCATACAGTCATGGTTTGTGTACTGTGGATAAAGATATGCACCTTGGCCAGATTCTTCTGTGCCATACATATCTTCTCTAAACTTTTCTGTTTCGCCGTGTTGTTTTTCAGGCCGAAAGTAATTTACAACCTTACGACGATCTGTAGGATTCTCATTCTTATTATCACGATAGAGTACCAATGGATATTGAATAGAAGCTTCCAATCCTTCAAGGACTGTAATAAATCCAGCTTCCATCAAAGCATCTTGATGGTAGTCAATCATGAGAGCTGGACCTTTCCACATTGCGGTGCGGCCAATCCAACGTACGTATTCTTCGTATGTTTCCTCGATTGGTTTCCAGTATTTAGCTCGGTGACCATCATAGTCAAAGCCAAGAGACATTTTCTTGAGAGGTACCATGATCTTGTTCTTCTTCATAAATCGTGAGAAATCATTCTCAAGACTATGAGTCATAATCACGTCCATCTTCTTACATACTTCAACAAGGTTAGCATTACGTGCAATCGATGCAGCCTTATGGTCTACATTGATAAACGCTTTGCGTACTGTGATAGCATCGAGAAGTTTAGGAAAATTATCTTGGCAATCTTGTGGATGGCCTTTAGATGGTACGGAATACACGATACATAGATCATGTAGATTAATCACCTTAGCCATCTGCTCCCATTCCGTACCGACTGACAGTTCAGTCTGTTCGATATCGAGACCTTTAGCTCTACCC